TGAACATCGAAAGCCTTGTTGTTGTACGTAGTGTAGTCAACAGAGAAATCCTCGCCATTATACGTAAGACCTAGTGCCTTTAGGTTGCCGAGTATAACGTTCATGTGTACACCTACAGTTGTGGTGAGGTTGAAGAAGGTCTCGTTGGCTCCGTGCTGAGGGCGATACTTGCAAATCTTATTCTTCCAAGACATATAGTAGGCATCCATCTGCATTTCGTAGTCGTAGCCATCACTATCATTGTGCTTAGGGAAGTATGATGATGTAAGCTCAAAGTAGCCGAAGTCGGGAATCTCTACGGAGTCCCCAATCTCGAAATAGACAGGAGTAGCCGTAGTGAACTTCAAGATGATGTAGTGGTGGTCCATAAGCTGATATGACAGCTTAGAACCCTCACCGAAGTCCTCTAATGTGAAGAATACCTTGTTATTTCTCTTAATCTGAATCATTAGCTTGTATATTTACTTGTTTCACCTCTGTCACTAGGGTCTGGCTCGTTGAGCTTTAGGCTGAACTTTGCCATTTCCCGAATGCACTGACTAAACTGAGTGCAGGAGAGATAGATGCACCGATACCACACATTAGGCTGGAATCGGGTGCGGATAACCAACTCTCCCTTGGCAAGAACCTCCTCGCAGAACCTAGCATAGTTCGTCAAGAACGTATCTGAGTCCTTGGCGGTCATATTGAACGGCAGCGTTATCTCCCTCTCATCCAATCTAGGATTGTGCTTGATAACCGACTTTCCGTCCTTTGAGCGATACTTGTTGCTGATGAACTCCTTGTTTGGTGCAGGGGTCATGAGCGCACTGAGGGCAGTTTCGTCTAGGAAGATGCCCCACGTAAGGTAGGCATCATTACCATTTATGTAAAGTTGTCCTTTAAGCATAACTATTTAATCATTAAATAACCTCATAGGCTTCGCTGTGAGCCGCTTTTTCTATTGTTGAGTATAGTTGTAAGGGTTGACGAGCGAAAAGCCTATAGAGGTCAAATATCCTTTAATCTTCTGTTCATGTCATCCAGCTTAGTTCCGAAGTCATTGTAGGTGAGCTTTGAATACTTCACGATGTCTTCGAGATAGCTGTTTGTCATAATCATCATATTTCTAATCTCCAATACTGCGCCATTGGTTGAGATTCCGAGTGTAACGATGCTCTCCATCTGTGATATGGTGGTAGTCATGTTCTGAGCGATTGACTCTCCTGCAATCTGCAGGGCGGTGAAGCGACCATTCAGCTCGTCCGCGGTATCTTGCCCCATAGATGCCCATCCTCCGCTTGTTGCGGTCTGTGATGAGGATGAGGAACCAGTGTAGCCTGTTACCTTTGCCCACTCGTCGCGTCTCTTCAGACCTTCCTGGACTATATCATCGTAACGCTTGTAGAATGCATCTACATCTTCTTTGGTTAGCTTTCCGTTTTTATCCTTCATAGCCTTTGCCCAATCATCGTAGAGTTTCTTCAAGTCTCCATTGATAAGGTCTTCCATACTGAAAGAGAGAAGGGACTTCTGCATCTTTTCTGCAAAATCATCTGCCATTTCGCTAGCAAAGTCGCTACCATCCTTCTTCATGTCCATAAGGTCCGTCAAAAAGCTATCTCTCATTCCACTGAAGGAAATCTGAGTAAGGTTCTCCTTGAACTGCTCTGACAACTCTTCCAGCTTGCCTGCTTGGTCTATGTAGTCATTCAACTTCTCCGTCAGACGCCCACCATAGTTACCCTTTCCTGTGTTCTCGATATGCTCCCAAATGGCAACGTTGCCACGGAGGAGCTTCATTTCCTCTGGGCTGAGGGAGAAGAGGTCGCCATTGAAGTCTGATTTGACGTTCTTCTTGATCCAATCCATCTCGTCACTACCGAAGCCGCCCCAATAAGCGTTCCATGAGTGGTGCGAACCATGATAGCTTGCCTGCGCCTTTGCGATGTCGAGGTAGTTCTGATTGGTCTCCTGCTGATTCTTATAGGCTTGCTCGTAGTATGAGGTTGCCTTGGAACCATAGGAGTTTTCCATTGCGTCAGTCAAATCCTCGATGGATTGCTGCAAGAGGGTATTTCTGTCCGTCAGTCTTTCGATGGTATCATTGACCTTCTTTGCATTTCCATCTCCACCGAACAGACTATTAAAGCCACCGAATGAAAGCGTGTTGAGGATATGAGAAACGTTGTTCCCGATACTCTTCAATGGCTTCATAACGATGTCACCCGATAGTGCATCATCGAGGATGCCCGTTACTGCGCCAAAGACCGTGTCCATGAGGTTGCTGATGAGTGTTCCGAAGCCATCTTTCAGAATATCGAGGATGCCGAGTATTGCGGAGATTATTTCACCTGCCATACCGCTATCTCCTAAAGCTTTCGTCAGAGATTTGGCTGCGTCACTATCTTTACCGAGCAACCCTTGGATGCCCTTTGCTAGAGTGTTAGCGACGTCCTTCTGCATAGTGCCACCGAAAAGCTTGTCAAGCCCTAGAATAGAGTTTCCTATGCCTTTGAGTGACCCAGATGTGAGACCCTGCAAACCATTTTCAAGCTGCTGAAACTGAGAAACTGCCTTCTGTGCAGATGTCTGCAAGTCTGATGATGCCTTCTGAACTGATGAACCGAACTCCAAAACGTTGTTAGATGCGGTAGCAAGTACGCCCTGCGCTCTAGATAGGTTGGCTTCAGCCTTGTTGATACTTGTCTTGTCACCGCTCTTCTTAGCCTTAGCGAGGTCTTCCTGCGCCTTGGTGACAGCTTTTGTGGCTTCAATCTCTCGCTCCTGTGCATCAATATAGCCCTGCATTGCTGACTGATAGGAGTTGATGTCGTCAGAGACTTTCTTAAAGATGTCACTATTCCAGATGGTGGCAGAGCCTTGTAGCTTGGAGATAAGTTCCTGTATGGTCTTCTGCTCATTAACATCTGTTGTACTCTTTGAAAGCTCTTGCAGCTTCTCAATAGTTGGTTCCAGTTGGTCCTTGAACATAGCACCGAAGTCTCCGAAGATACTTCCCCAATCGATGTTCTGTCTGATGGCATTTATCTCGATGGTTTGGAGGTCCTTCTTTCTCTGCTGCTGAAGAGAGAGCTTTTCGCCTTCCGTCTGAGCCTTGGCTATCTTCTCCTCATACTCCTCGGCAATGGCTTGTTTCTGCTGATAGAGTGAACCATACTCCTTCAAGTAGTCACGCATAGAGGTGAGGGCTTCCCTGTTGACCTCATCAAGCTTCTTATTATACTCTTGGGTAGCGAGGTCTCTAGCCTTATTGAGGGCATTGGACTGAGCAGAGGTAAGGGTTACTTTCTTGCCAGCTTCCTTGTTTTTCTTCTTGAACTCTGCTTCCTGCTTGTCAATTTCGGCTTTGCGCTTGGCATAGTCGTTCTTGATTTGAGCAAGCTTCTTCTCCGTGCCTTCCTGCATGAGGGAGATAGTTTCATCTGTATTTTTCTGCTGCAAAGTCTTCAAGCGGTTGTTTAAATCCTCTTGGGCTTTGATAGTCTTGTTTTCTTCCTTAATGCGAGTCTTACGAGCTGTAACTGCCGCTCTTGCTGCCCTTCCGCTTACATCACCACCTAGTTTCGAGTAGGCATCCTTGGCTGCTTTCAAGTTTTGGGTGGCGGTTTCGTACTGAGAAGCGGTGTATTTGCTCTTATTTCTCTCCATAGCAGCAACCCTCCTCTTGGCTGCGTTATATTCACGCTGCGTCCTGTTGTAAGCTTGCTGATAGGTTTCCGTAGAACCATTGTTAGCCAACGCTTGTGCTCTTTTTTTTGCTTGGTTGAGGGATTGTTTGGCGGTGTTCCATTGAGCCTTGAAAATCAAAGGAATGGTCGTAGCGCCAGTGACCGCCCAATTCCGCTTCATCGTTAAGAGGTTGTTCAGAACCTTTGTTTTCTCAGACTCCTGCATGCGGAGATTCAGATCAGCAGGATTGTTCTTGATGTCCTCTCGAAGACCTGCTATCTCTTTCTGAGCCTTATTGATGAACGCATCCAATCTACTCTCACCTGTGGCGTAGTTGATGGTTTCGTTGGCAGCTTGCCAATCGTTGGCCAGATTGATTGCTTCGTCATAGAAGTCAAAGATTTCTTGACGTACACTTTCGTTCTCCTGTGCTTCTTGCAAGCGAACTTCGATAGGCTTTGCATTCTCGGCTGCTTGGTCTCGAAGTTGGATGATGTTGGAAAGCTTTTCTTCTGCTTGGTCAAGGTCTTCTTTGGCTTGGTTTATCTGTGATGAGATAGCGATGCTACCTTGACCGCCATTGGCTGCGTCTGCTCTGAGTTGCATTTGAAGCTCCTCAACCTTCTTTCGGTACTTCTCAACTTCCTCAACTGCCTTGTCGTACTTCAACTCATCCATGCTCTCGGCAACTTCCTTCTGCGTCTTAGCAAAATCGGCAGATGCTAGTTGAGCTTGTGAGTATTGCTCTGTTAACTGAGGTGCGAGGTTGGAGAGTTTTTGGTAAGCTTCTGCCTTCTCGTATTCTGTAGCTGTCTCAGACTGAATTGTTCTGATAAGGCTTTCGATATTCTGCTGACGTTCCTTGACCTTGCTGTCAAACTCATCCCACGCTTCATTGGATTTCCTTACTGCCGTTTCATGTGCTGATTCGGCGGTAGCAAGCTTATATACGGCATAGGTTACTGCTGCGATGGTGGCAGCTATCCAAAAAAGAGGACTTGAGAACATAGAAGCATTCCATGCGTCCTGTGCCCTTTTGCAGAGAAGGGTGACCTGTGCCCATATTCCTTTGGCTGCGGTGTCTCTTGCGGTAGCTGCGGTATTCAAGCCTTGGGATGCTGTGTTAGCCGTATTGGCTGCTGTATTTGCTTCTGTGGCTGCGGTTGCAGCGGTTTCTCTAGCCGTTTGGAGTTGCTTTGCGATGGTGTTCCTTTCGTTAACGGCAGTGTTGAGTTTGATTTCTGCTGTCTCTACCTTCTGCCCATCTGTATAGGATTCCAGGGCATCGTAAGCATCTTGGAGTGATTGAACCTCATTATCCTGCATAGCAAGTTTGTTCTCCAATGCCTTCACTTCCTCTGCGGCTGCGGTGGCTGCATCTGCCTTTGCTTTTGCCTGCGCCTGTAGTTCGGCAACATAAGCCGCGACCTCTTCACGCTTAGATGCTACCAGCTCTGCCTGTGCTGCTGATAATTGACCTTTGGCTACTGCTTCTTCAAGGTCTGTCTTCTTTGCTTCTTCCTTCATAGGGAGCAAAGATTCAAGAGCTGACAACTCGGCTGCATATCCTGCATTTGTTGTTGCTGTGTCAAAGGCTGCTATACTAACTGCCATTGCCTTATAAAGACCGATGGCAGATGCGGCTGCAAGGATAACCTCACCTATCTCCTTCCAATGGTCGATAACCTTAGATGTGATATCCAAAGCATCATTCATCAAGCCTTCGGTCTGTGTGCCGAGGTCATTAATAGCCATTTCGATGGTGTCTTGGATATTGCTTATCTGTCCAGTAATAGAGTGAGATTGCTTTTCCATCAATCCACCGAACTTGCCGCCTTCATTGGTAAGACTTTCGATAGCCTTCTTAACTTCGGGGAAACCAACCTTACCTGCGGTCACCAATTCCGAAACCTTATCCTTGGTAACTCCGAACTGCTTGGCAAGCTCCTCCGTCAAAGGAATACCGCGACCTGTAAATTGCATCAAGTCTCTTGTGAACAATCGACCTTGCACCATCGTGGTACCATAGAGCCATGTGAGGTCCTGCAAGTTCAATCCCAATCCTGCTGATACGTCACCGAGCCTTCTCATGGTATCGGTAATCTCATTGGCTGCAAATCCGTATGCAAGGAGCTGCTTTGCGCCATTTACCACACCCTTCATGTCAAAAGGTGTAGAAGCAGCAAGGTTGGCGAGGTCCGAAATCATTCCCTTTGCCTTCTGCCCGCTACCGAGCATGGTTTCAAAGGCAATCTCAAACTGCTGAAACTCTCCTCGGACAGTACCCAGTGTGCTGATGATTTCCTTTGCCGTAAAGCCAGCGAAAGCCATCGATGCAACGGACTTGATGCGATTGAAAACATTCTCAATGCTCTGGCCCTGCTGCTCGACTGCTCTTGCTGTCTGTGATACTCCATCCTGCACCCCTCGAAAGGCTTTCAGTACGGATGAATTGTCACCTGTTATGTCAAACTTGATACTTGCCATTTTTTTATTCTGTCAATTACGTAAAGGTGCACCTCCTCACCCAAACCTTTATTCTTTACTTTGTTCTTGTTAGTGAAGGAGGTTAAATTGGATTCTCTTCGCTCTGTCTGATCAGCTCCATGATGTCCTCTTTGTTATCTCCGCTGAAGACCTTCTCTGTTGCTGATGGAATGTGAGCCTTCTTTCTTTCCTCATCGGATAGATAGATGGAAGTTATCTTATCCTTCATCATAAGCGTGAGGTTGTTGTATGATATTTCCCACAGAACATAGTCAAGGGTCCACTTGTATCTCTCGCAAGCTGCGTCGATGAGAGAGCCCCAAATGGTTCTTCCACCAAAGATATACTGATTGCTGGAGTCTTTGGCTTGGTTTATCTTCTCCATACGCTCCGCTTCCTTGTCTATTCCACATTCCGTGATGATGTCGTGAAGCTTGTTGTCTGAGAGTATGGTGATGAGAAGGGTTGCTATGTCATCGTTATCACAGAACTTGAAGATGATGTTTTCCCTTGCCTTCAATATGCGTGAACTGAGCATATCGGATTTCTTCTGAAGAGTGTGGTAGGCTATTATCTTACAGCAAAGACTTCGATTCTCCTCTACTACACGGAGTGCTTCAATGAGGGGATTCAGCTTTAAGTTATCATCTTTGATACCTAGCTGCTTAATCAATGGAGCAGTCAAATACATCTTGCCTAAAGTCTGTGGGTAGATAAACAAATGTCTTCTACCTACCTGTATGCCTAGAGGTGTATCTGTTAACACCATGGCTATAATAGCGCCAATTTCGATGTCATTCTTCATAAGCCAATAAAATTTGTTAGCACCCAAGGCAGGACTCGAACCTGCGTCTTTCAACCAGCATTTTAAAGACCAACTGGATTTCATGTGACGGACTTTGGTCTCGCTCTAACCAACTGAGCTACTTGGGTAGGTTGCCGACTGATAACCCTCAATCGGCTGAAGGGTGAAAGGAAATCAACATATTGCCTTAAACGTCACCGTCGGTTTGTCCGTTTGTTGGAACAGTTATCTCCGTTGTTGTGTCTGTAGCACCTGCAGGATGCTTGAATGTAAGAACATATTCATCAGTCTTACCCTTAGCTTTCTTGGCTGTGATGATGCGCCAACGGAACTGACAATATACGGTCTCACCCTTCTTGTTGGTGGTCTTTGCTACCTCGTCACCCTCTGGCACAAGAGCCTTGTGGGTGTACTGCATCAAAGCACCATCCGCAGAAGAATATGATTCCTCTACGCTGACGGTTGAATTGCCAATATAGCAGCCAGGGTTCTCTGCATCTTCCGGCTGAACAGCGATAGCGTAGTTTCCTTCGATAAGTCCATCAATGGTAGGGAATGGCTGAGGTAAGCCCTTCTTGATGAACTCTTGATAAACGAGTTCGTAGGTGGACTTAGTTGTCTTTGAATCGACAATACCGCCACCTTCCTCCTTAGCTTCTGTTGTATCACCCTTGGTAGGGTTCAGCTGGGTAGTGTCCTCCTTTGGAGTGTCGAGTTTCTTCCAGTTGTTTGTAGCATCACTAAGGTTACGAACATAGATGGATGGTTTTCCCCATGTTGTTACTGACATAATCTTAATCGTTTATAGTTTGATACAATAATTTGTTATTAATGATGTGCTCACTTGTGCCCTCGCAAGCTATTACCCTCTGTTCACTCATAGACAAGCGGAAATCTGATCCATGAACTGCTTCGAAGGTAGAGAAAGAGAGTTGACATAACTCACGGAGCCTTGCCGTGTTCTCTTCCTTTCGGGTATTGCCTTTCTTTGTGATAGCTTGATCTTGAACATAGATGTTTACATTCACAAAAGCTTCTTGGATTTGCGAGGTTTGATTTGCTAGCACTGAGATGCAAATATCTTCCTTGCCAGTTGTACCTGTTCCATAGAATGGTCTTCCTCGCTTGCAAAGACTACCTGTTACAGCAGTCTTTAATTTCGAAGAAGAGATAATGTTGTACACATCATCCTTAATATCAATATCCGATTTCATAGCTTTATCTGATTGATTCTACTTACAGCTTTATCCACAGCGAGCTTTAGTTTACCATCAACGACGGAACGAGCCCATAACTCAGTGGATGCAAGCACATCTTTATTTTCTTTAGCTTCTACAAAGTCTGCATAGTTCATAGCCGCGACTACTACCAATGCGTAAACCTGTGAGTATTCCTTGGCTAGGTCAGCTATCATTTGTCTTCCTTCTTGTGAACCATTAGAACCATTGCCTATGGAAGCGAAGGCTGATTCTACTTGTTTCCTTCCGTAGTCAAAGATGGCATAA